TTTATCCAGACACCTTCACCCTTCACAAGCTTCACAGTGGGGATCTCTCCACCTTTAGGATCCCTCCTCCCCTTACTCGTATTTCGGCGATGGGCGATGAGTTCTGTAGATAGAGACAGACCTAAAGTCTATCCCCTTTCCACATTCTTCACCTTCAACCCACTCTACTCTTTCTCTCTTAACCCCATCCACAACTTCTCGTACCTTTTTAAAGATATGCAGGTCACGACCACGTTTGAATTGTCGGACTTTCTCGCGAGAGAGCTCTGCTGATTTGAATGAGCGACTGATTTGCGTCGTCTTCATGTATGCCTCACCCATATCTTCGGGCCCCAAAACCATGTTGTCCTGTGTAACAAACCCTGTTAAGAAACTATGTTCCCAGAATTCGTCATCTTCACCCAGGAAGCGTAGTAATCCAATATCTACGTCCTCTTTGAGTTCTCCCTTAATAGCCAGTAAATCTTTCTGGAGGGTTAACTCGTGGGATAAAGCTACCATAAAGGCAGGCTTCGGCATTTTAGGAGCGATTTTGTTCAAATATCGCTCAGCCGCATAGGGACAACCTTCCAAAGTTGCAACCTCTATGTATTCCATTGCGGTGAATTGATGGTTTGGAGGAGGGATAAGACCTAACCCTCCGAGAGACTGCGGGATGTAGTACGGTGTATTCTTGTCCGCATTACCCAGACCAGCCCTTTGCATTTGTAGCAGTTTAGCTTTCTGTATCTTGTTGTACGTTTGTGTGAATGACTTCCTCAACGCAGGCCGACTTGTTTCAATATTGTCGGCGGCGATCATACTTAATCCCTTTTCACCCCGGGCCTCAATCGTATTTCTCCATTTCAAGTATGTATCCAGATTTCTGTCACGAATGACTGAGTCCTTCATTTGTACCTGTCGTAGAAAGAATAGTTGTTCCACTTCGGATGTAAGTTTAGAGTAAAGTTGTTTGTTCTTCACCCCATAAGTTTCATCGTCGTCACTCGTAAATTTAATTCCCACGTATGTTTGTGGCTGAACTTTGCCTCTTCTTAACTCGGCTGCGAGAATTTCAAGGTCTCGGATCGTTGAGTAAGAGAGGTCCACTTGATCAATAGCTGTACCACTTCTTTGTCCCCCGATGAGGAGACGAGAATTGACGGAAGACACCTTTTCGAACAGAGTGTTCGGGGGTGCCTGGCCGGCCCTTGTGAAGAAAAGTTGGGCAGTGGTTTGCTGTGTGAGGGGGACTTTCTGACTGGCTAACATATCATAGTTAAGCACAGATTTAGAAAAGTAGAGTTCGCTGTTGATGATTGCGACCCTTTTGTGAGTATAGTTTTTACCCAGAGAAAATTTTAGGCCACATTGTTTTGTAACCTGTTTCCACACATTGTAATGTTCCTGTGAATAACACCAAAATAAGATGTCATCCCCATTTACACACATAGGTAGTTCCTCTAGAACGCAGTACTCCTTTTTCCCTAGAACCTCGATAGATCTGAGGTATTCCTCATAAGCCACCTTAGTGGCTGCCAGATTAATTAGGCAGAGGATTGGGAAGGAAGACGGCGAACCCATCAATTGTCCCCACTGTTGTTTATGTAGTGGTCCGTTCTTTGTGTATTTTAACGAGTGTCCTGTCAAACATTGCTTTAGAACCCATTGGTCCTCTAGCGGGATACGTAAGCGCTGACAAATCGCCTCATTGGCCACCTCTGATAAAAAAGGGTGGAGTAGATCCGTCGCCGACTCATAGTCACCAGATACATAGAAAGCCTCTTTGTCATGTAAATTGACGTAGGGGGAATTTCCGAAAATCTGGGAGAGATAAGCCGACGAGCAGGGTTGCCCAATAAGACGACAGTTCTGCTGTTTCCGCATGACTCCATGTATCACCTTTTGCCACCTCCGGGCCAAGTGATATTGGTCACAGTCCCCCTTTGTAATTGTCCTTACCTTAAAAGCTTCTAGAAGAGGTACAACCTGTGCTTCAACTGTTAGTCTAGCATAAGCTGCCCTCCTCGAGCAATCCTCCGCCTCGGTAAAAAGTTCCGGGTCATGAGGGGTTCGAACATCGACGTATTCAGTCCTGTATGTACAGTAACTATGTAAATAACCGTCTTGGGGTTCTGGTAATTGGTACTTCTCGCCATGTGACCTCAATAGATCACCTGCTGCTCCACCCAGTCTACGGCCTGAATTGACCGATGAGCCTAGGGAAGGGAGACGAGAGGGAGGATTAGCCTCCTGGGGTATATGTCTCGTTCGTTTTGTTTTCACCTCTTTGTAAGTGTCTGACTCCTTATCGTATTTCACGATCTTTCTTTCGTCCTGTGTTGGGAGTTTCCCGAAGATGTCGTCTGCGCATTGGCTGATTGATTTTACTATCAGTTTGCATAGGCGATCACTCATTGGGTCTTCTTCCATAGGCATGCACATAATCTTCTTGTGCTTTGCGAGGTTTTCCTCGACGAAAGAGGGGTCGACTGAGAGGGAGGCGTTCTTTGTCATATATAGGTCCTTAGTAAGCATGATCATTAGACGTGTAGTTTGATTAAAATGATTTTTCACATTCTTTTCATTCTGTGTTGTCCTACATAACTTAACCCAAGTAGACTCATCCCAAAGGTAAACTAAATGTCCACCCCTAGTGTCTTTCACGAAATCTGGCACAGGAGGAAGCTCTGTTTGACGAAGCATCGATGCCCAAAGGGTCGCCGAGCTCCACTTACAAAACTTCTCCATTAAACCATATTCCGCATAGGCCCATAAACGCCCCACGAATTCTGACATTGTTTTTTGATGCATAGCACCTAAAACCCCATCCAATAGTCTTTTGCGTGCCGTTTCCCCGTGATCTCCCCCATTTAGGGAGTCACGCCACAATCTCAATGTATTTGTGTACCATTGTGTCATGTGTGCTGCTTTTATAAAGCAATCGTAAGGAAGCTGGTCGAGAGGGAGTGCCGAGGTACAATCTCCGATGAGTTTCTTAATCTCA